TAACATTCCTGACGTGATCGACTATTGCAAGAAGAACACAGAAGGATCGAGAGTGAAGTTTTATGATAGCGTGATAGAAAACAAAGGACTAGTAGAGCATAACTATAAAATGATGCAGCTTTATGCTCCTCAAATGTCTTTTCAGGCAAAAATGTTCACAAAAGAAAACATAGAAAACTTTGAATGTGAATTCAATAGAACAGAGTTAATTCGCATGATGCGCGAAGACGGATTTGGTGAGTTAAACTGGGAAGATCTTAAGACACAGTTAAACAAGATCAATTACGAGTGCGTTGACAACACAACTAAATAAAGTTTGATCTTATCTTGACATTCGGGAAGGATCGGCTATAATTACAAAAGACACATAAGAGGGCATAAATGATAGCAGAAAAAGCAAACTTCGGAAGGTATGGGAAATCCTTCCAAGAAGGGCTTGTTCAGTTAATCTTTGAGGATAGATCGTTCGCCGATCAGATCACAGAGGTGCTGGACATTAATTTTTTAGAATTGGAGTACCTTCGCATTTTTTTGCAAAAGGTTATGACTTATCGCACAAAGTATGGAAAGCATCCGTCCGTAGAAGCGTTCATTGCTATTCTTCGTACAGAGCTTGATAATGAAGACGAAGTTGTTCAAAAGCAAGTCCGTGATTATTATGCGAGAATTCATACAAGAGAGCTACACGATAGCGAATATATTAAGGAAACTTCATTAGATTTTTGTCGAAAGCAAAACCTTAAAGAAGCCATGATGAAATCAGTTGGACTTCTTCAAAACTGCTCCTTTGATGAAATCTCTAATGTCATTAATGAGGCACTTAAACTTGGATCTGAAAACAATTTCGGGTATGATTACCTCGCAGATTTCGAGGCGCGATTTGCTCCAAAGCATAGAAAACCTGTTAGTACTGGATGGAAAGACATTGATGGGATCATCGGCGGCGGCTTAGGCCGCAGCGAACTCGGAGTTGTAATCGCTCCAACAGGCGCAGGAAAAAGCATGGTACTTGTTCATCTCGGCGCAAATGCGCTCAGAGAAGGCAAGAACGTTATACACTATACTTTAGAATTACAGGATATGGTGATCGGCAACCGATATGATAGCTGTATCACGAGCTACCCCCTCACCGATATTAAGAATTTTAAGCAAGAAATCTATGAAGAGATTAAAGATTTTGACGGCTCCCTGATTATCAAGGAATATCCTACAAAGTCTGCATCTACAAACACAATCCGCGCGCATCTATCTCGCCTTGTAAAGCGAGGCATAAAGCCTGGAATGATCATCGTTGATTATGCTGATCTTTTAAAACCAGTCCTTGTGAGAAAAGAGAAAAGAAGCGAATTGGAATCTATTTATGAAGAGCTGCGCGCGTTATCAACGGAGTTTCAATGCCCAATCTGGACTGCTTCTCAAACAAACCGTTCAGGATTGAGCGCCGAAGTCATAACGATGGAGCAGATCTCCGAAGCATTCAACAAGTGTTTCGTGGCTGATTTTATCTTTTCTGTATCGCGAACGATCGAAGATAAACAAAACAACAAGGGCAAGTTGTTTATTGCAAAGAATAGAAATGGCCCAGACGGAATGATCTATCCTATTTTTATGGATACATCAACGGTTAATATCAAGATTTTGCCTCCGGCACCCGCTGTTAGCGCGCCGGGGCAAAATAATCAAGTGGTAACAGCGCCCGTGGCGCTAAACCCTGCCGCACAAAAACAACTATTGGCAGCACAATATACAAAACATAGAAAAGGAAACTATAGAAGATGAGAACACTTGAAAACATACGCCGCTTTAGATTATCAGATACATTTATTGACCCTTATAGAGAGGCTGAAGTGCCCTGGGGCCCGCTGGGATATGTCACCTTCAAACGAACATACGCTAGACGTTTAAGTGAATTTGATCCAGAGGCCTCCGGATCTGAAGAATGGTGGCAAACATGCCGCCGTGTTATCGAGGGCATGTTCAATATGCAGAAGCAACACGTTTTCCATCTCGGCCTCGAATGGATCGATAGCAAAGCGCAGAGCACAGCTAAGGATGCGTATGAGCGCTTGTTTTATCTTAAGTGGACTCCGCCCGGCCGCGGCCTGTGGATGATGGGCACTAAGTTTGTAGAAGAACGCACAGCCGCCGGTTTATTTAACTGCGCCTTCCGCTCAACGCGAGATCTCGCCACCAAAGGCGGTTATCTTTTCGCGTGGATGATGGACGCACTAATGGTTGGAATCGGCGTAGGTTTTGATACCGAGGGCGAGAACAGCATTACAATCAAAGAGCCCCAGTTTACTAATGACACTCTCATTATTGATGATTCACGTGAAGGCTGGGTTGATTCGGTGCACGTTTTATTGGATGGCTTTTTCTTCGGCGCTAAGGTGCCTAAGTTTGATTACTCAGCTATTCGTCCTCAAGGCGCCCCAATTCGCGGATTTGGCGGCACATCATCGGGCCACGGCCCACTAAAAGAACTCCACGAAAATTTGATAGAAATGTATTCGTCCAAGGTTGGCGATCCTATTACCTCTGTAGACATCGTAGACACAGAAAATCTAATCGGCCGCTGTGTGGTGGCCGGCAATGTTCGTCGTTCTGCTGCGTTAGCGATGGGGGCCTATGATGATAAACATTATCTGGAGATGAAAAATGATCAAGAGAAACTTTATCATCATCGATGGGGATCTAACAATTCCTTCAACGCTGTTGTCGGAATGGATTATACTTGGCACGCAGAACAATCGCAAAAGAACGGAGAGCCAGGGTATATCTGGTTAAATAATGCGCGCACACGTGGGCGATTTAAAGATGGCGAGCGTCTTGATGATATAAATGTCGCCGGCTTTAATCCTTGCGTGGAACAACAACTTGAAGACGCAGAGCTATGTTGCCTAGTTGAGACTTTCCCAGCAAAGCATGATACTTATGAAGATTACTTAAGAACTCTAAAGATCGCCTATCTGTATGGAAAGACAATCACGCTCTCTAACACACATTGGCCCGAGACAAACGCAAAGATGCTGAAGAATCGACGCATTGGCCTTTCGCAATCTGGAGTCGTTCAGGCTTTTAACAAGCACGGCCGACGCGAGATGCTGCGCTGGTGTAACAACGCCTATAATTATGTGCGAGAACTAGACGAAGAATATTCAAATTGGTTGTGCATTCCTAAGTCTATCCGCACAACGAGTATCAAGCCTTCGGGAACAGTATCATTGCTTAATGGTTCTACTCCGGGCATTCATTTCCCAGAAGATGAGTATTATATTAGACGGATAAGATTCTCAAAAGATTCAGAATTGCTTAAAGTTTTAGAAGAGGCGGGGTATAATATGGAAGATGATAAGTATTCTCCAAATACTGTTTGTGTTGACTTTCCCGTGCATGAGCCACATTTTAAGAAAGGAAAGCGCTCCGTCTCTATGTGGGAACAACTTGAAATCGCTGCGCAATATCAATACTATTGGGCTGATAATTCAGTTTCAATCACCGTTACCTTTAAGCCAGAAGAAGCACATCAAATTAAGGACGCCCTAGAAATGTATGAGACAAGACTAAAAGCCGTCTCTTTCTTGAGATATAAGGAGACAGGATATATCCAAGCGCCTTATGAACCCATCAGCAAAGAAACCTATGAAGAACTAATTAATAATATAACTCCCATCCAAAGGTTTGATGTTGAGCAAGGTGGTTCGGGCACAAAGTTTTGCGATGGAGAATCGTGTACGATTTGAGGTGAGATGTGAATTTTAATCATTTAATGGAAAATAGGATTCTCCGACGTCGCTGCCGAAAAGACGGCGCCGAATGTCATTGGGCCCCAACCGGCAATATACGTGCGATGGTTGGTGGTCATGTTAATGTAACAATGTATTGTAAAAAATGCGAATCACAAGAGGAGGTGTTTTTGAGCGAGACGTTATACAAAATTCAAGAAAAGATTTTAGAACAAGAGGTGGGAAATGTTTAAGCCCGTTAACAGATATATCCAAATTAAATTAACCGACCCACCAAATTTAAAAACCACCAGCGGCATTGTTTTACCAGATGATTTTAAACCCACCGAGGAGAGGTACGGTACAGCAGAAGTGGTGAGCTACGCCCCGGACGTCCGGTTTAAAGATCAAATAGCCCATGGTGCATCTGTGATTGTCGATAAATCAATGATCGAGGAAATAACTATAAATAATAGCACAATAAACATCGTTCTTGATAATTATATAGTGGGAATTATTAACTAAATTAGGAATTACTTGTGATGACTATAGACAAAAACTTTTATAATGAATCGTCAGGTGCTAAGCTTGGATGGGATCCGACATGGTTTGGTGAGAAATATTTTGATGATAAGTTATCGCGCGCCATTAAGAAATGGCAGAAAGACAAAGGCTTATCAGCTGATGGATTATGTGGGCCCGCCACATTTCGTCGCTTATGGACTGACCGACAAGCAGATATCGATGATTATCAGCCTGAATATCGTCATTACTCAAATTATATTGTTTATCGGGGCAACTTTACTTCCATCGATTGGGACAGAGTTGTGCTGTGGTCAGAAGAAGGCGCCTTAGAAGCGAAGGCTGGAGCATATTATGATTATTCCGGCCGGCCAAAACGCAACATTCGTTTATTCGTAAATCATTGGGATGTGTGCTTGTCCTCTCGATCTTGTCAACGCGTGTTAGATAAACGGGGAATATCTGTACACTTTCTAATCGATAACGATGGCACAATCTACCAAACTTTAGATATGCAACACGCCGCATGGCATGCGGGGTCCGAGCGCGTGAACCGCGCATCGGTTGGCGTTGAGATTTCAAATGCATACTACCCAAAATATCAGAGTTGGTACGAGCGCAATGGTTTTGGTGAACGCCCCCTCGTTAAAGATGGGTGGGTTCACGGCCGCAAGCTCGATGAATTTACAGATTTTTATCCCGTACAGATTCGCGCGCTCAAAGCTCTCTGGAAAGCTATTCACAAAGCGGCCGAGATCCCATATGAAGCGCCGGAAAATCAATTCGGATCTACTTCTACAAAATATGAGCAAGACGTGAAGTATGGTAGTTTCTCTGGCTTTATCAGCCACTATCATGTGAGTAAAAACAAGATCGATTGCGCAGGCTTAGACATCAAAGATCTGCTGGAAGAAGTCGTTAACGAAGAGCGGACAGGATATATTAGTTCTAGTGATTCGTGCGATGATGATTCTTGAATATGATAACATTGTAGTAGGCAGTTGTTTGAGAGCGGTGTTGTTCGCATTTAATAACAACTACCCTATCTTTTTTTCAGAGCCTTGCAGGCCCTTTCGCTTTAGCTTTCTTGCGCCCAACATAGACTTAGGGTGCGTTAAACTTACTAGGGGAACATTAACAGAACTCACAAACATTACCGAAGTTAAAGTTGTGGGTCTCCGAAAAGAATTGCTTTGGGAGCGCCTATTGTTTCTGCTCAATCTCGATGGTAAAGTTCCGCTGGCAAATCTTTGCGCGTCAATGAGATTTGACGGAGAGCATTTAATTTGCTCCAACGAATATTCCAAGATAGGTGCGTTAAACTTTTCCAATTGCTTTTATTTCGGAGACAATAATGTTTCTGGTCTCGTGAAAGAAAAAGAGCTTGCTAATCCAACCTACACATGTTATGATTGGATAGCATTTAATAGCGGAGGCAAGCACAAAGTCGATTACATTTGGGTGGGCGATGATTTCGTTAAGGAAATCTGGTTTTATTCATCGGATCGAATGTGCGGTAACTCTCCGGTAAAAGATGCATGCGTAGTATCAACCTTGACACAAGATCAACTAACTGATTTTGACTATGGGGAGACGATGGCGCGATTCAAAATGATCTCCGAGATGGAGAAAAGAGGAATGAGAGGAAGACAAAATGGCTATTCAACAAACGGAAACCCCAAACATTATAAGTTTCGAACAACACCTATCTCCAGAACAATGCGCAGAGATCCTGTGGAGACTAGAGCAGCAAACGATCAGGTTTCGCTTCCGAAAATATCGGAGCGATCTTTTCTTGCGGATCTTGAAACGTCTTGTGCCGCCTACGATAGATTTTTAAAGTATTTGTAAATGCCACAGCATATTCATATGGCTGGTATCATACCTGTTGCCGGCCTAGAAACTGATTTTAATCAGCAATTACCAGAGGTTATGGTGCCTGTGAACGCAGGCTTTACTGCTATTCAGAAGTCAGTTTACGAGTGTGCTATGGTCGGATGTCAAACAATTTGGATTGTCGCCAACAATGATTTGGCCCCAATCATACGAGATACGATTGGCGAATGGGTGTATGATCCTGTTTATTATGACACAATGACCAAATTTCCTTCGGAAAACCGCAAGGAAATACCTATTTATTACGTCCCTATCCATCCCAAGGATCGCGATAAGCGAGATTCCTATGGATGGTCTATTCTTTACGGAGCATATAGCGCATGGCTGGTAGCAGCAAAAATCTCAAAATGGGTATTGCCAGAAAAGTTCTACGTTTCTTTTCCTCTAACTGCTTACGATTTGCCTTCTTTGCGTACTCATCGCTTAGAGATTGCATCAAGGGACGCCAACTTTTTTCTTTCTTACGACGGCAAAACGATTAAAGATGACTTACCTATAGCATTCACATTTAACGGAGATGATTTTAAAGCATGCAGAAACTACATAAACCAAACGACCTCGCGGGAATATTTACCCCGTTCACCCGGCCAAGTTTTCCCGACGCAGAAACTGCCATACGACGAGCGATGGTCGGCGCGCCAGTTCCCACTGGCCCAGATATTCCAGAAACTATCCGAGAAAAACAAAATCCAAAAAAACGTTGATTGGTATTACGACCTTTCATCCTGGGATAACTATTGCTCTTATTTAGGCTCAAAAAATCTTATAGAAAAGCCATATGGACCATTGACAAAGGCACACAAACACGCTAAAATACCATATAGGGTTGAAGATTTTAAGGAGGACGAATGAATCGGAAGACATCCAAGATTAAGTTTGTAGGACTGCATGCGCATAGTGTAGCGGGTTCTATTTTTGATGCGCTGGGATATCCCCAGGCGCACATGGATTTTTGTTATGAGAATGGAGGAGACGCGCTAGCGCTCACCGATCATGGAAACATGAATGGGTTAGCATATCAGGTTCTACACGCAAAGAAGATGCAAGAGGAAGGCAAGGACTTCAAACCCATTTATGGGTGTGAAGCGTATTTCATCCCCTCTATTGAGGAGTGGCGAGAAGAATACGAGACGGCGATGGAAGACAAGAAGCGCGCGCGCTCTGTCAAGAAGGACGAGCAATCAGGCGCCACCATTGAAGACGCAGGCAGCAGCAAGAAGACACAAGACATCCTCCGCCGTCGCAGACACCTTGTACTCCTCGCACAGAACCAGACTGGCTTGAACAATCTGTTTAAGCTAGTGTCTGAATCGTATCAATCGGAGAACTTTTATCGTTACCCGCGCATTGACTACAAACTGCTCAAGAAGTACAACGAGGGCATCATCGCGTCATCCGCATGCTTGGGCGGGGTGTATGCTGCGAACTACTGGGAGAACCGCGACGAGGGCGATGAGGCAGTCCTATCGGCAATGACCGAGACAACCGAGAAGATGGTTGGCATCTTTGGTGATCGCTGGTATGCCGAGATCCAATGGAACAACATCGAAGACCAGCACAAGCTTAATCAATACATCATTCAGACTGCACAGAAGCACAACGTTAAACTTGTGACGACAGCCGACAGCCACTACCCCAACCCCACAGCCTGGAAGGATCGAGAACTATATACTCGACTGGGCTGGCTCGGCAAGGGAGGGCTACCAGGATACATGACTTCAGAACTTCCCGATGGCGTGGAAGAAGTGGGCTACGAACTTTATCCCAAGAACGGGGATGAGATGTGGGCAAGCTACAAGAAGTATACGACAGAAGGCGGCTTTAAGTACGACGATGACTTGGTGCGAGAAAGCATTGAGGAGTCGCATCGTATCGCCTTTGACCGCATCGAAAAGTTCTTCCCTGACAACACTGTGCGTTTGCCAAGCTTCGTGGTTCCAGCAGGCTTCACCGCGACCCAGGCGCTAGTCCAGTATTCCCTTGAGGGACTGAAAGCACGAGGCTTTCACGGAAATCCCGAATACATTCAACGCCTTAAGCACGAGCTTGATGTTATTGATGACCGAGGGTTCTCCAAGTATTTCCTGACGATGAAGTCGATCGCAGACGTTGCCACCACTATGATGCTCGCTGGCCCTGGTAGAGGATCTGCTGCGGGCTCACTGGTAGCTTACGCACTCGGTATTACGCAGGTCGATCCCATCCGACATGGGCTTCTGTTCTCTCGCTTTTTGCGCTCGGATGCCACTGACTATCCTGATATTGATTATGACATATCCGATAGTATGGCGCTCAAGGAAAAGCTGGTGGAGATGTGGGGAGCCGATTGTGTTGCTCCGATCTCTAACTGGAACACGCTGCAGTTGAGATCGTTGATCAAGGACATTTCAAAATTCTATGATGTTCCGTTTGTGGAAGCGAACACCGTTACCTCCGTTATGATGCGCGAGGCTACACCCGCAGCAAAGCAGAAGCACGGCATCAAAGCCGGCATCTATGCGCCGACCTGGGAGGAGGTGATGGAATTCTCGCCGTCTCTGCGCGCATACCTGAACAAGTATCCAGTAGTTAGGGCTCACGTTGAAGGTCTTGT